GTAACTATCAAGACAAAGGTGTTAAGGGTAAGAAGTCAAGTGCGAAAGCCCCTAATTCACCGTACAAGTTTGGAAGTGGTAAAGGTAAGAAAGGTGGATTAACGGAAGGTATACAACGTTGGGTAAAAGCTCGCAAGTTTCAGTTCAAAGATAAGAAAGGTAAGTTTATGAGCTATGATTCAACAGCATGGATTATAACACGTTCAATCTATGCGAAAGGGTTACGACCTACTTTGTTTTTTACTAAGCCATTCGAGGCAGCTTACAAACGTTTACCACAGGAATTGGTAAATGATTTAAGAATAGATTTAGAAAAGATATTTAATTATTCAATAAAACAACCTAAATGATTAGAGCAAGGTCACCGTATATTATTAGCATTAATGAAACAAGCCAAGTTAGCACACGAATAGAGTTATTTATTAGCTTTGGTTCTTTAGGTGCTACACCAACTTTAAACTACACACTTAGTAAAGCTATTCCTGCATCGAATGCGCCGACAACTTACTATGACATCGCACCGTACATACGTGAATTTTTTGATCATACGGCTTATAGTAACGTTACAAGTTTAACGGCTGCTGTTAGTTACACGTGTATAGACAAACTAAATGTAAGAGTAAAGAGATATAAGACCGTTGGAACTACTGAAAGTTTAATTGATACTACTGACTACATAGCAACGGATGGTTATGCTGAGTTTGCAAATGGCGTTAATTATAGCGGTGGGAATTACTTGTTAGACCAAAAGAATTACTACTATCATAATGGCTCGAATGCTGGGTTTATTATGGTTTACGCTGCAGCAAATGATAAGATAAGATGGACAAATGTTACCGATGGTGTTGTTTATTTGAGTGCGTCTTTAGGTTTAGGTTGGTATTATGTGCCGCGTTGTTATAATTCTGAATTTACAAAGGAATATACAACAGAGGTGTTAAATAGCTCAAACATTACGCAAGCTACATGGACATTCAAGCCCGTTGAAGAGTGTTTGTATACACCTGTAAAAGTTGACTTCATAAATAAATACGGGGCTTTTCAAAGGGAGTTCTTTTTCAAAGCATCGAACGATAATATCGAGGTGACAAATAAGGATTACAACTTAATGCAACCGTATGATTATAGTTTGACTGGTGGGCAAAGAACGACGTACAATCAAAACGGAATGCAAAGTATTAAGGTCAATTCAGGATGGGTAGAAGAAGACTTTAAAGACAACTTAAAGCAATTGATGTTAAGTGAAAAAGTGTTAGTAGATGAAAAGCCTGCAATACTTAAAACAAAGTCAATTGAACTAAACAAGTCGATAAACACGAAGCAAATAAATTATAGTTTAGAGTTTGAGTTCGCTTATGATTTAATTAATAGCATTGTATAATGAGAAAAGTAGACGTATATATTGAAGTAATCGCGGATTCAAATAACTATGAAAAATTAGAGTTATTTAACGATGAAGAAATACAAATAAATAGTTCGATACAAAACGTACAGGATTTAGCAAAGGTTTACACTGACTTTACTCAGTCGTTTACTATTCCTGCTTCACCGCATAACAATAGGTTGTTTGAACACTTTTACCAATCGGATGTAAACGCAAATGACAACCCTAACATAAGAAGGAACGCATTTATCGAGATAGGTACGATTCCATTTAGGAGTGGGAAGATATCAATTGAAAGCTCAAACGTTGTAAAGGGTAGAGTTGAAAGCTATTCAATAACGTTTTATGGGGATTTAACGAGCCTTAAGGATGCGTTTGGAGATGACACCTTGAAAGATTTAGATTTAAGCGTGTATAGTGAACAATACAACGGAAACGCAGTAAGAACAAGTATCACAACAAACAATGCATTGTCTCACATTCGTTATCCTTTGATTTCATCTAATCGGTTATGGAGTTATGGAGATGGCTCAAACACGGACATAAGTAATAGCAGTTACCCTATTGTTTACACTGAATTATTTCCTGCATTACGTGTTAAGAAGATATTTGAGGCAATACAAACTAAATATAATGTATCTTTTAACTCAAATTTTTTCAATCAAAAAGTATTTACTAATTTATTTTTATGGTTAAAGAACGCTAAAACAATGCAAGTTTTGACCGAAACAGTGCAATTAACTGTTGATGACTTGCAAGTAAACGACGGAGGTAGAGTAAATACAACAACTGACACTGTGGATTTAAGTAACACGGAAGGTGTTTTTGTGTACGCTCAAGGCCTTACAAATGTACCGACAGCAAAGTTATATTTAGATGTTTATGTAAATAATAGTTTAATAAACACATTTGAATTAAAAGGAACTGGGACATATAGAGATAATCAGATTATACCACGCACGACTTATAACGGCACTAACATAATGAGCTTTAAGATTAGGGCTTCAGTGCCTTGTACTGCAACGGTTGTAGGAATAAGGATTGAATTTAAAATCATAGGTGAAAGTGTTTTTGCGCCAATACATGCAGCACAATTTAGATGCTTAAATAAAACTTTTTCATTTGCAACCGTTGACCCTACTGTTTACGCTCCTAACATTAAGCTTAGCGACTTTGTTAGTGGAATATTTAAAATGTTCAATCTTACTTGTTATGCAACATCAGTAGACAACTTTCAAGTAGAACCATTGGACGATTGGTATACAAAAGGTGCAGTTGTAGATATTACCAAGTATGTAGACACGGATGAGATAACAATTGAACGTCACAAACTTTACAAAGAAATATCTTTTGATTACGAAAAGTCAGAGAGTTTTTTAAATAAAGAATATTTTGATTCACAAACAAACGCACCAAAAGAGTTTGGAAGCTACAAAGAAACAAATTCTAATTATGATGGTGGTGAATATAAAATAGATATTCCATTTGAAAACATTAGATTCTCAAAAGATTTAACGACTAATGTAAATGAGCCGCCAACAGCTTTTTGTTTAAATGAAAAAACTTCAAATGAAGCATACGACAATAAACCGATATTACTTTATTACAATGAAAATTCTGTTGCAACTTCTTTTTATTTTAATACAGGTATTTCGACTGCAATAGTAAGCACATATAAACCGTTAACAAATCAAACAACATACAACAATGCTATTTTTTCAAATCATTTCGCAGTTGAGGGAAGTCCATTTGATGCAACTTATATTACAAATACATTGTATTCTCAGTATTACGATAGCTATTTAAAAAACCTATACAACCAAAAAAACAGACTAACCAACGTTAAGGCGTTATTCCCTATATCATTACTTACAAGCTTAAAGCTAAATGATAGGTTAATAATTAGAGACAAACGATATGTAATTAACGAGATGAAAGCGAACCTTACAACGGGAGATGTTGACCTATCTTTAATCAATGATTTTAGAGCGGTGGCTAATGTTAATTTACCTGTTCAAAGTGCTGCTGGAGGAACAGTTGAAGTGCCTATCATGAAGCCTAACAACTTACCAGAAATCACAGTAACATTTGACGACCCTGCATATACTATTATTAGTTATGTATTTACAACAGACGTTTTGCAATCGTTTGTAGTTAGTGCCAACACAACAGGATTACCTTTATCAAAAGGGGTTTATATAGACGGTCAACTTTACACAACAATTTACCAAGATGCTTAACACAATTATACAACTATTGAAGTCAAACGATTTCTACGGACAAAGCGAGATAATCGACATCGCTAAAGGGAAATATAAACTTACAACTTCGGTTCGTGAAAGCTACAAACAAGCTAAAAGAGAGTTATTATTAAAACAAGCTGAAAGATGGCAGAGAAAAAAATAATTGAATTAGAGGTTAAAAACAATTTAGGTTCGCTTAAATCACAATTACGAGAGGCACAAGCGGAAGTTGCAAAGTTGTCGGAGCAGTTTGGTGTGACTTCTAAAGAGGCAGCAGAAGCAGCACGTAGAGCAGCTGAACTTAAAGACCAAATAGGTGATGCGAAAGCATTAACGGATGCGTTTAACCCAGATGCTAAATTCAAAGCGTTATCTTCATCTTTGGGGGGTGTTGCGAGTGGATTTGCGGCCTATCAAGGTGCGCTTGGTTTGATTGGTGTTGAGAGTAAAGAAGTTGAAGCGCAATTACTCAAGGTTCAGAGTGCAATGGCGGTTGCAGATGGGTTGCAATCAGTCGGAGAGTCAATTGATAGCTTTAAACAGTTAGGTTCGGTAATAAAAAACCAAGTTGTAGCAGCTTTTAGTACGCTTAGAGGAGCTATAATGGCGACAGGTATAGGATTGATAGTTACTGCTGTTGCGTTTTTGTTACCTAAGATAATAGAATGGGCAGATTGGACGGGTAGAGCACGTAAAAAACAAGAAGAATTAAACGAAAGTTTAGAAAAACAACAATTAAAAATACGTGAAAGTAGGAAAGAACTTGAAAAAGATTTAGAATTTCGCTTAAGATACGCAAGAGCATTAGGCAAGTCTGAAGAGGAATTAGCTAAAATAAAAGAAAGTAATACGAAAAAAACAAATGCTAGTATTTATTCTGAGATTAAAGAAAAAAGAAAGCAGTTAGATGAACTTCGTAAAGTTGATTTAGGTATAATGGCTTCGTCACGTGAACAATATAACGAGCTTGTAAAAAACAATAAAAAGCAACGTGAAGCAAAAGTTGAAGAAATAAAAAAACTTAAAGGAGAAATAGAAGATAATAACAAAGAATTATTAATTGAACAAACGGAGCAAAACACAAAGGAAAAAGAATTATACGTAAAAGGCGCTAAAGATAAAACAGATGTTGTTATAGATTCAGCAAATGATACAGCAGCAAAAGAATTAGAGATTGAAGAAAAAAGAATACAGAATCTTTTAAGGTTAAGGGATGAATATTTAAATGAAATAGAGCAAGCTGAAAGTGATTACTATGATTCAAAACTATCTAAGGATGAGTTAGAAATACAAACTGTAAATGACAAGTATTTTAGATTAATTGAATTAGCGAAGGAATACGGAGAGAGCACGGTAGTTTTAGAACAGGCGCAAGCGGATGAAATAGCAAGGATTCAAAAAGATGTAGCAGAGAAAAAAGCGAAAACAGACGAGGAAATAAAAGCACAAGATGAAAAAAACAAACAAGAACAACTTGATAAAGAGAGAGAGTTAAGGGATAAGAAAATACAAATGGGTCAACAAGCGTTCGGAGCATTAGCAGACCTATCGACTTTATTCGCAAATGGTAACGAAGCTGACCAAAGAAAAGCATTTCAATTAAATAAAGCG